GGTCACCGCCATGATAAGTGATGATCTGGGTATCCATTTCATAAGAAATAGTTCTCTTGGAGACTGTCGCGGATGTGGCAATAAAAAACTATTTTCGATATCCATAATAATATATTAATATATAAAATGTTTGCACAGTTACCACCGCCTGTACCACCCAACGTGTTAATCACTGTACTTGTTGCAACTGCTTTTTTAATAAAGTACTATGTTAAATGAGTCTCTTAAGAATAGGAATACTTTCACTCTTTGAAGTCTTTGGAGATTTCATGTTGAAATCATACGCAACAACAGGGCTATCATCCAGTCTGGGTCTGGGAATCTTTGGGTACATTGGTGTTATAATTTCTTTAATCTGGAGTTTTAAAACAGGAAATGTTTTATTGGTCAATGGACTCTGGGATGGAATGAGTGCAGTCATAGAGTCTATAGCAGCCTATCTCATTCTAGGAGACCGATTAACAAACCCATATCAGTATGCTGGTCTTATTGTAACAATTGTAGGAGTTTTCATGTTGAGGTACAACCCAAAGTAAATTAGAGTTAGTACTTACTAATTAACAAAAGAATGGAAGAAATTAGGCAACACCACAACTTGGTTAAACGCCAGCTCATCCAAAGCGCTACCCGACAAGGTGACAGTGTTTTGGATGTTGGCTGTGGGTTTGGAGGTGACTTGCAAAAATGGGTTCACGCAGGTGTAAGAACTCTTGATATGTGTGATCCAAATGCAGTTGCTTTGATAGAAGCAAAGTCGCGTGCATCTAAATTAAAAATTCCAGTAACCTTTTATCATGGGGACATACTATCTTGCCCTTCTAACAAGAAATATGATATAATATGTTACAACTTTTCTCTTCATTATATTTTTGAAAATCAAAAACTTTTTAAAAATAGCATCAGAGCCATCAAGGATCGTTTGAAGATTGGTGGAAAACTTATAGGAGTTGTACCAGACTCTGAATCAATAATAATGGAAACGCCTTTTCACGATGAACTTGGAAACTTTATGATTCGCAAAGATGACACTGGCTTTGGAAACTTTGGTGAAAAACTATTTGTCATGTTGACTGATACCCCATTTTATAATGGCGAACCAAAGTCTGAACCAATTGGATACAAGGATCTCTTGATTACTGAACTATGGGAAAATAGTGTACACTTGGATACGTGGAAAAGTTTATCAGGGTCTAAACTATCTAAAATGTACTCGCAGTTTATTTTTGTTCGTATATTATAAAATGTGGTTGATATTAATCATTTTATTAGTGATACTTGATGTGTATCTTGTGTATAGTACACGCGATCCACCAAATCTAAGAGAAGTCAAACGCAGGTACAGAACTCTTAGACATCATATAAAGAGACATCGTAAACAAGTTCACGAAAAGTTTTGGGTTCTTGAAAATTCTATACTTTTAGCTGGAAGAGACTCTGGAGATCTTGGGTACAACTCAAACAAGGGGTACGAGATTGGATTGTGTCTCGATGGAACTCCAAATGATATATTTCATGTTCTCTTACATGAGTTGAGTCATTCAACTGTTGAAGAGTATTCACATTCTGAACAGTTTTGGAAAAACTTTGCAGAATTGAAGGATATATGTATGAATCTTGGTATATATGAAAGGATACCAGTACGTAAAGAATTTTGCGGACAGTTTATTCAGGATTAATTTATAGATGTATTATAAATGGAAACCCCTTTGAAAAATATATTTATAAGTGTTCTCATGTGGTCTGTTGCAATGTTATTACCCGTTTTAATTACATATTATAATACGGTTAATCCAGCTGTTTCAGCTGTTTTACTTACAGTTCTTTATCCAATTTTACTTTCATTCCTGAGTAGACGAGCAAGTTTCTGGGTAACATCAACTGTTGTAATGTTGGCATCTCTTGTTTCACTTATTGTTTCACTTGTTATAACATATGTTATCAAAGCAAAAAGTCCACTTGTTGTTACAGGTGTTCCAATTCTCTTTTTTATTATAGCACTTGCTGGAATTTCAACACGTATGCAAATGTATAATGCGAATATGATTAATTAATCTTTAATCACAAAACGACGACCAAAGTAAAAGAGAATGGCTGCCAATAGAGCAGTCACAAGCATTCCAACTGTAGTCTGTTTACCAGCTTCATCAAGAAATTTAGGAATCATTGTTGATAGTTTATCCTGCGCAAATCCAGAAAAGGCTAAAAGTGCAACAACACCTGCAAGAAGAGCCTCAACCTGTTCGTCTGTTAGATTCATTGGGTTTTTACTTGGTGCAGCCACCTGCTTTGGATTTTGCTTGTACCCCATTGGGGCTGGCATCTGCTGCTGTACATAAGATGGTTGAGGTGCCATCATAAATCGTGGATCGGGTCCTCCTCCGGCGGATCCGGGAGCCATCTCATATCCCTCACTTGGCATCATAATATCGTTAATAGGTGTAGAATCCATCTCTTTGGGTTTAACTATATTTTTTTCAGGAGGGATTATCACATTTGGCTGATATACAAGATTTGGTTTTTCTTCTGGTAGTTTGATTGGAGTCTCACTACCAATGCTAAAATCATTTAAATTCATTGTACTGACATTCTCCATTTCTAAATGATACAAAGTTTTTATCATTTAAAAGTCTACGCATAGTTACCTCTTTTTAACAATCGTTACAGGTGGTGGCCCCTTTTTCTTGGGCTGTTCCGCGCGTGTAGTTGGCTCTGTATCATGCTTTGGATTGTAATTTTTATTATGAAACGCCCAAAGAGCCGGTGACCCAATTCTAAAGTTTGAATGAAGTTTAGCCTTGTACCAAAAGACACAATCTTCAATCTTATTACTTCTTGATGTATTATCAAGTACAAGACATTCATAGTTTTCTGTACAAGAGTTCATAACCTGATTAAACATGTCAAATGATGGAAATATTCCAAAAAAGTTTTTATAAATCTTTTCTCTATTCTGTAAAATGTTTTCACGAAGTATAAATATATAATCAATATTTGCACGAAGATCAGGTGTAAGATCCATACAGTATTGCATTGTCAACATGAAGAATATCTTCCAGTGTCTTCCATTCATAAAACATTGTCTGATACATGTATCTTTCATAAACTTTTTATCATACATGCAATCATCAAGTAACATGAATGCACCACAGTTTTGTTTTCCTTGACTCACAAGAACTTTTTGGCGTGCAAGAACTCTTTCAATTGCATCTTTATCATAGTCTCCATATATAAACAAGTCTGGTACAAAGTTTTTATAGTGATGATTCCCATCCTCTGTAGCAGACATGACTATACCTGCTGGTAAATGCTTCTTGTGATATAATATATCTGTAACAAGAACAGACTTTCCAGTATTTCTTTTCCCTATAAAGACACAGATCTTGTCATCCGCCATTCCCTCTGGCTTGAACTTTCTCAACTGAAGTTTACCACTCATTAATAAACTTTGCACCTATTTTAGTTCGCTTACTTCTTCACAGTGGCGTAGCCACTTGACCCTTTTTTTCTTCAAGTGGCTACTTCTTCACAGTCTCCTCAATATCAAGTGACATGCATACAAATCTTGACAACATGAATAGATAATCACTCAATCTATTAATATAAACATGTGACGGGCATTTTGGTTCAATGACTGCAAGCATATCACGTTCTGCCCGACGACAAATGGCTCTACAAACGTGAATACTCGCACACAACTTGTTCCCAGATGGAATCAAAAACTTTGTGAGTTTTGGCAAGAGTGTATCAAGTCTATCAATCATATGTTCTATCACTTTGATACACTCGGGGTTGAAAAAACGGTCACCAGACCCTGGAGTTGCAACAGTCGATGATATATCCATGATATCTTGTTGTATTTCTGTAAGAGTAATCCCCATTGCAAACCATTCATAATACAAAGGTGGTCCAGTGTACTCGGGTGGCATGATACACGCCTTGTCTCTGTATACACCTGCTCCAGCTCCGGGTGCACTATAAATGGAACCAGTTTTAATAGTTTCATCCCCCCAAAGAGCCTTTGTCATTGCCATGTGAGCATTGAGTTCATCAAGACTTCCAAGAGCTACAAATATCGGGGAAGTTTTAGGAACTCGCTCACCTGTATACAGGGAACTGAGTCCACAATCACCCGTTTTAGTATAAATCTTCATTTATTAATAAAAGGGTTTAAACTTTATCTTGCTTACTAATAGTAATAATGTCAAGTGGACGCGTACAGCTCACGACAGTTGGTCTCCAAGATGAATATCTTACAGGAACACCAGATGTTACATACTTTATAAAAAAGTTTAATAGACATACAAAATTTGCACTTGAAATATTAAATGTAGCCTTTAATCAGAAAAATATAGATTTTGGAAGTTGGGTCAATGTCAATATACCTCGAAACGGACAACTTATAAGAACTATATATGTGAAACTTGTTCTTCCAGCTTTAACAGTTGGTGGGTACACAAATGCAATTGGAAACGCCATCATTGAACACGCGGATTTAGTCATTGGGGGTCAGACTATCGAACGTATCAATGGTGAGTACATGCAGATTTTTAATGAATCATTCATTAGTATTTCACAACAGACTTCTCTTACATATATGGTTGGAAATACAGGAAGTCTCAATGGTCTTGGACCAGCCACTGCTTACACACCAAACGTCCAAGAACCTGCATACGGGTTTTATCCAAGAACATTCATTGTCCCGCTTCCATTTTATTTCATACGAAATGAAGCTTTATCAATTCCTTTGTGTGCACTGTCTCGTCAAGAGGTTGAGATCCGAATAAAGTTTCGACCACTTGAAGATGTAATTGCTGGAGGGTACCTGGAGAGCAATGTTGTTGCACCAACTTCGATTGATTGGTCAGTTCCACCTAATTACCCAACTGGTCCGGTAGCTGGATTAATTATTGGTCCATCTACATACGGTGATACTTTATCAAATGTAGTCTGGTTACCTTCAACTCAAATATTTGCATGTGTACCATTAAATTCAATTGGTAATAATTTGTACTACTATGATTATAACTCGCAAACATTTGATTTCTTTTCCACTACTATTAGTGGTATAACACTGGCAGGATTCAACAATGGAATTTCACAGAATAATTCAGGTGTTACTATTGTAATTAATGATGGAAGTCTACACCTAATTGGTTCACCTTATTATTATAGAGCAATAATATCATACAGTGGAATTGCTGGACTTTTTAGTGGTATTCCTGATAAATCTTCAAGCTTTCCTACAAATTATATAGCAATTGCATGTGACGGAACCAACTTTGTAGCAGTTGGACGTCAAATAGGAATAGGTTATAATTGTACATATTTTAGTTCACCTTCATTTACTCCACTTAATTTAATTATTAGTATCACGCCTAAAACAATTATGTGGTCACAGGGTCTAAATGCATATGTAATAGGTGATACATCTGGTAACATGTATACTTACAAAATAGGTGAGAGTACAATTGTTGCAATTCCTGGAGCAGTTGGTCCATATGCAGCTTGGTCTCAAACATATGGAACAATATATAATACTTTACCTATTGCATGTTCATCAAATGTTATATCAACTACAACACAGTACTCGGTAGATGCAGGTATTACATGGATACCATCAGGATTTGCACCCGCGAGTAGTATAGTTTATTCACCTGGTGAAGATGATTTTTTTACTATTTTTCCAATAACTGCTGGTAGTATTAATTCATATATTACAGTAAGTGGTTCTGGTTCTGGGTATAATTCCAGTAGTAGT